AACAAGAGCTAACGGACTAGAAGAACGCTGTATTTGAACTTTGCCTGCTGTACCGCCTTGAGCCAGCTCTACGCCTGCTGTAGTAAAACTTGATGACGACTTACCAACCAGCAAGTTGCCAGAGCTATCAACATCTACAGCTCTTGAACCATTTGTCCAAACTTGTAACCCGTCACTGCTATGGTCATAAATAATACGGCCAGCGTCGTTGTCATCAGAGCTACCAAAAAGAAGTTGACCTGTAGATGTGGTTCCTGAAGCGACACTTACTTTTGTACTGCCAGAGCCGTCTACTAAAAGAACAGTTCCTGCTTTTGACGTAATTCCTGAAGAGCCTTCTTGGACATGAAGAGGCTCAGAAGGAGACGAAGTACCAATCCCAACGTTGCCGTCACCTTTCGCAACGATAACATCAGAACTCCCGCTGTTTGTCGTTACTTTAAAAACAGTATTTGTTGCAGTGTTCCACCTTGTATCAACCCAAAGACCATTAGATGAAGTTGAGTTTCCATCGTTTTCAATTTTGGCTATGTAATCATCTACATCCTTTTGCACTGTTAAAGCATAACTAGGCGAACTCGTCCCAATCCCGACGTTGCCTGTAGTAGTCACTGTGCCGGTAACGTCGATGCCTGTGGCGGTTGTTTCTAAAACAGTAGTGTTATTATGACGTACTCTTACTGACCCGCCGTTAGTTCCTTTTAAATACTCTTTTGAACCATCAGCATTTTTAAGTACAAGGTCGTCTGCTTGTATCTTTAAGTTTCCAGTGCCGTTATCAAGAATAACGCTGTCAGAAGCATCATGATAAATCTGTAAGTCTGAGCCAGCACCGAAGATGGCTTTCTCACTGTCTGCAAAAGTCAACGAACCCGGAAGCGTAAGATCACCAGATAACTTCGCAGACGTAATAGTCCCATCAACAGGAACATTAATATCCGTTTGAGTCATTGTCATAACTTCTACAGAACTTCCAGTAGGAGGAGCCGTAGAGAACGTCAGAGTAGTTCCAGAGATACTGTAGTTAGCTTTGCTCTGATATACACCATCAATAAATACTTGAGTATTATTTTCATTAACAGGGTTTATAGAAAGCGTAAGAGTAGTATCACTACCATCTCCTGTCATGGTATCTATATTTAAATTAGAACCAGAGACACCAGCAGCTACAGTATAGACCACTAACTTACGACCGTTAGCAGGTGCTGCACTCATTGTTAATGTAGTTACACCAGAAGATGTAGCAATACTGTAAGCACTTTGTTCTTGGAATACACCATCAACAAAAACAATTAAGTTGTTTTCTGATTCTGTAGACTGGCTTAAAGCAAATTCAGTAGTAGAACCATCACAAGTAAATACATCATGAGTAAAGGTGTTAGTACCGCCACCACCAATAGCACCCCAAGCATCTGTATATCCTTCAAACTGCGATAAAGAAGTGTTGTATCTAAAGTAACCTGCTGCAGCACTTCCGGGTCTTTGAGCCGTAGTACCTACAGGAACATGTACAGCATCAGTATTAGAACCTAAGTCTAAAGATACATCAGGAGATGCTTGATTAATACCTACTTTATTTTCACTTACGTCTACAAACAATACACCGCTATCTACATTAACATCTCCAGAGAATGTAGCAGTTGTAAAAGTTGTAGGTGTAATGTTAGCAGTACCATCAAAGCTTACACCGCCAATAGTTCTAGCAGTTTCTAAAGCTGTAGCAGTTGCTGCATTACCTGTAGTGTCTTGGTTAAGTGTACCAATTACAAAGTCTAGTGTGTTATCAGAGTCATCGTAAGTAACTGCAATATTAGTTTCGGTATTAGAGCTAACCATAGCTCCTACAGTGTCTGCAATAACTTCATCTAAAGCTGTACCGTTTACAGTAATTGCATCAGCTTCTAAGGTGCCATCAATGTCTGCATCGCCTGAGATATCTAAGCTAGAACCAGTAATAACTGTACCCGTAATAGCAGCAGCACTTGCGCCACCTATTACAGTGCCGTCAATAGTACCTCCATCAATGTCAGGAGTATTTATATCAGGTGAAGTAAGTACTTTGTTTGTAAGAGTCTGAGAACCTGTAAGAGTTGTAACAGTACTATCAATAGCAAATGTAACTGCGTTGCCTGAACCAGAGGTATCAATACCTGTACCGCCTGTAAAGGTCATAGTTTCGCTATCTAAGTCAATACTTAATGCACCTCCAGTGTCTCCTTGGAAGTCAAAATCTTGAGCAGTAACTTGAGCATCTACATAAGCTTTAACAGATTGTTGAGTAGGTACAAGCGTAGCACTGTCTGAAGACATATCATCTTCATCTACGAAAGCCGTAATAGTAATCGTACCATCAGATAAGTTAGCGTAAGTAATATCACCTGCACTAGAACCGCCAATAGTTACACCGTCTATAGTGCCGCCATTAATATCAGTAGTAGTAAGTACAGAGCTTGCAACTGTTACAATGCCTGTTGAGTCTGCAATAGATCCTGCAGCCGTACCGTCTTTAGCTTTTAAAGTAGTTACTTCAAGATTTGTAGTATCTACTGTAGTGGCATTAACTGATGTAATGTTACCTGTAGTTGATGTAAGTGTAGTAATAGTAGTAGCGGCAATAGTCCCGCCTTCAACTTTGTCACCAGAAATTTGATCGTCTGCAAGAGTTAATGTACCCGCTGAAACATTTAAAGTTTTTCCTGATCCTACTGTAATGTCTGATGTTGCAATAGTTGCTCCATCAATTGTACCGCCGTTAATATCGGCTGTGTCAGCTACAAGGCTATCAATATTAGCTGTACCGTCAATGTATAGATCTTTCCACTCAGAACCTGAAGCACCTAAGTCATAAGTATTATCAGCGCTAGGAAGCAAGTTAGAAGCTACGTCAGCACTAAAAGCAACAGTATCTGAAGCAGCATCACCAAAAGTTAAGTTACCTGCAATAGTTGCATTGCCTGTAACAGTTAAATTACCACCTACACTCAGATCACTAGAAAGTGTAGTAGCTCCTGTAACACCTAGAGTTCCAGCAACCGTGGCGTTGACATCGACATCCAGAGTATCGACATGAGCTGTTCCATCCAAAAACAAATCTTTAAATTCAAGTGAGGATGTCCCAAGATCAATATCATTGTCAGTGACAGGAACAATAGCTCCATCTTGGATACGAATTTGCTCGACTGCTGATCCGCTGACTTCAACGTATACTCCCCATCTGTTATTTGTACTGTCTACTACAATTTTGTTATTAAAATCTAAATCACCAATTTGAGGGACATTACCGCCCTGACCTGTGCTGCCGTCATGTCTATGACCAGTCGTAGCAGAACTACTAGAAGAATATGCAAAAGCATTTAATAATTGGTTATATTCGTTGTTAAATAAAGATGCTGTAATTGTATCTCCGTCAGCAAATGTACTTTGTCTGGTATAGCTCTGAGCCATCTATTATCTCCTTCCTGATGGAGTGTAGTCTATATAAAGACCATTCACTGTATAAGGTGCTAGTTGATCTGTGCTTGTAATAACAAAACTTACAGTATGTCCACTTCCCTGAACTGGTTGTCTAATTAAAGGGTCTGAGGCAGCACCGAATACATTAGCTCCAAATATACCTGTTCCAAAAATACTAGGTAGTGGTATACTGTCTAAAACATAATCTAAAGGTTGTGCAATTGTAGGATCTTCATAATCATAACGCACACGTAATGTAGGTTGTATCCCGCCTTCAGGACTTACAGAAACTCTTACATACCTTATAGTTTTTTTAGTGCCTACATCACCAAAGTCTAAGTTAGGCGTTTGGTAAGAAGATGTTATATTAGCTGCTGTGCCTCCATAAGCAAAAGAAAAACCATCATCATGATTATAAATATAACCTTCATTATCGCCATGCCATGTTTGTTCAATACCATTTACATCTAAATCAGATGTTAATGCAGTAGCTTTAATACCTAAAGTTTCTGAGTATTGAAAGCCTTCATTAGTTAAAGTTGCAATAAGACCTTTAGCCGCAGTATTCGCTGTACCGTCTGTATTATAAAATAATCTATACTGTGATTTACTTCTAAGTACAGCAGTTGTAATATCTAAATTATCAATATTAGCCGCAATAGCTTTAATAGTAGGTTGAATAGGTCTACTTACAGTTCCTAACTCAACGTCACCAATACGTACAGTACCTGCAACTGTTCGTAAACCATCAGGACTTAAAAATAATAGATCACCTGCAATTTCTTGAATGCTTTGTGCATCCATACAACCTACGTTTTTAGTTATAGGCTGTATTGTAATACTATTAGAATCATTTATATTAAGCAACTTAAATATACTATTTTTACAAAAAATAATCAAGTCATCACGAAAACTAGCTAGACCTACTGCTTGGTCTTCTAGAACAATAGATCCTGCTCCAGTACCTGTAAAGTTGTCAGGATCATTAGTATGACTATAGTATATTGTGTTAGCGGCACTCCCTGCCCCAGCAACTACAAAATGTTTGTCATGTATAGTGCCTACTGCAGGAGCAACTGAGCCGCTTACGGTTATTTCGCCTGCAAAAAAAGTACGGGTAGTTAATGCTCCAGTACCTTCCATTCTAAAAAAATAAGGCTTGTTTGCGCCATCACAAATAAGAATTTCACCGTAATCAGAAAGACCTTCAAAAAATGAAAAACTTGTTTGTCCTTGTCCAGTACGTGCTAAATCGCTACGGCCTGTAAAAGTAGAATAATTATCTCCAGAACTGTGTACACTTGATTTAGAAATTGAAATCCATGAAGTACCATCTTGACTAAAAAATATACCTGTGCCTGAACAAACTATTACACCGTCAGCGTATCCTCTAATGCCTAATACTTTATTATCTCCATTAGGTCTAACTGCTGAACCACCCCCAAAAAGAGTAAAGCCATTAATCCGACGATACCCTCCATCAGTATCTACCTCAAAGTTTGTAAGCTTTGAAGCAACACCGGGCTGTCCCAGCATTTCAAGCTGGTTGAGGCTAGTGTATAAGCCTCCTTTAGCTGATAGGCCAAAAGGTTGTGACATTAAACAAACCTCATGCGATCATCTTTAAACTCACCGGGGCTTGGGCTTATAAGATTTAATTTCATTAAACGCAAACCACGCTTATAGTCTTCAAGTGCAAACGCAGAAAACTGAGGACTTTCTTTAAACTGATAAATATAATATCTAGCTCTGTTTAAAAGTACAGGTTTATAGATATTAGGAAACACTAACTCGTCTCCAAAAGATGAAAGCTCTGTAGGTAATGCGTAGGCATAGAACCAAATACGATAGACTTTATCTGGTATGCTGCTTAAACCAAACTTACGGTTGTCAGGGCTTTTAATAACCCTGTCAGGGACACCGTACTGTTGTGTGTCTGCATCGTCTAGGTTTTCTGGAATACGTCTGTAGTCTTTCCAAGCTTCTGTAGTAGTAAACCGTAGGTTACGTGCAACATAGGGAGCCGTTTCTCCGTCTACTCCAACAGTAGTTAAATAAAAATTATCCCAGTCTACATAGCCGTAGTCTGTAGTTAAAGAGCTGCTTGCGGGTTTTAAAGTATACCAACGCTGTCCTGCTACTGTTTCTACGTACACATTCCCGTACATAGGATCAGTTTCACCGCTTAAATTAACGGCAAGGAAAGGCCACTGAGGTTCCTCATTTACAATATCTAGATAAGCTCTGTTGATAGAATCTTTTACGTGCTGTTGAATACCTACAGCAGAAGCAAAGCTAGAACTGGTAAGCTCTACCTCATTCATCTCTCTTAGAAGCTCATTAGCTAAATTTAAAAATGTAGCCATTAGTGTGCCTTTTTAATTGGAAAATCGACCGATTTACTAGATCCTTTATGTGGCTTGTAACCCTCTTTAGGGTCTTTCATTATTTTATAAGACTTACCGTCTTTCATCCAATGATAGCCTTTAGGAGCGTCTACTTTCATCGCTTTGTATTCTTTTTAGTTTTGCTGATGCACTTCTTTTCCATATCAGCAATAGAAGCATAACCACCATGAGCATAACCGCTTCTAGGCTTTTCCATTTTCTTTTTCATATTGGTTTGCATGTTTTCTACCATAGTGCCACCACCCATGTAACCACCTCTTTTATACATGATTCTCTCCTGATCAAAAATAGAAGGCTTAGATGCTTCAAAAGAACTTACAGCATTCCACATAGTGGGTTTGGGAGCTGTGGTTTGCATAGTTTTTACTTTATTTTTTAATTTTCTAAAAATACCCATTAGTCTTGCTCCATGCTAAAAGTTTTAGAAGTTTCTCTAGCTATTTCTAATTCATTTTTATTACCAAAGATACGATCATAATTTTCCTGATACTTATCCTTATCAAAACCCTTACGAAAACGACTATCCTTAGATACAATCGCTTTCCTAAACATTACTGGATTTTCATTATTGCCTATCTGTGGCATACTAAATTCCTTTGTAAAAAGATTGGGGGGCTTTTACACCCCCCGTTCTTATTAGTCGATTCCGTAGAAAGCTGAAACCAGAGCGTCTGGTCGCAGTACTTTGGCACCGTATACGTGAAGACCACGCACGATATCACCAAAGCTATCCGGGTCACGAATTACTTCAGTGCTGGTAATCGTCTGAGCCGTAGCTGTAGAAGACATGTGTCCAGCAAGACATTGGCCTGCAGCATTAGTAGTTGCAGCAATGTTATTAGTTTTATACATATCAAAACCACGAAGCTTACCAGAGCTTACCAAACCATTACGGATGGAACCCTGACCAGCGTTGTAGTCAACTGACAAGAGCTTAGAAGAACTTTGTACAAGTACTTCATAGAACTCAGGATTAGCCAAGAACCAACGACCTTCTTCAGGAACATTAGCTTCGTCAAGGAGACGGGCCATGTGAGAAAGAACGTCGATAGGATCATGCTCGCCTGAAGCAAAGCCGATGTCCAAGTTACCAGTACCGTCGAAGGTGCCAGCAGCAAGGTCAGTTGCACTGTCAGAACCAAGGATGTGGTTCGGGCTTGCAGCAGAAACACCAGCGATCATAGTAGCAATTACGCCTTCGTCAAAAGCATCACGCAAAGCGTAAGCTGCTGAAGAGGTTGCTACATCGCGGAAGTTTACGTGCGACATGTTGGTTTCAATATCATCAACGATGAACTTAAATGCGTTAGCAGTATCAACTACCAAAGAAACTTCTTGGTCAGTCAACTTAGTCTGCGTTACATCTGCACCACGCTCATACTGATAAACAGTAATTACAGGTTCTTTGATGATTCGTACAGTATCGCCAAAGCCAGAAATCTCACCAGCATAATCGGTATTCGTAATAGCTTCTGCTACTGACGACTTCCGAAAGAAGTTGAGAACCTGTTTGGAATATACTTTAGGTAGGAAAAACGAGTTAGTTTGTCCTGATACTGAGTTACCAAAGTTAGCATCTGTGTCTGTTGAAGGCTCAAATAGAGCGTCTGATTGGTTATAAGCCATGTTATATTACTCCTAAGTAGAAAAGATTATCCTCTACGAACTCTTCCCTCTTCCATAGCAATTTTGATTTCTTCTTCATATCTATCAAATTGATCAAGGGACATTTTCGCAATTTCACTTTCTGTCCAGATCTTAGCTTCCTTGGCATCTACATTGGTTGTTTTGGTAGATACCATATCTGCTGCAGAACCTCCTTGAGGTTGCTGACGAGCTGAACGTCTTTTGCGAGAACCTTGTCCTTTACCAGTTTCTAACTTATAAAGATCTAACGCTTTAACGGCCAAAGTAACATTATTAGGATTATTGTAAATCCAATCTTGTATTTGCTCAGGTTGTTCCTGCGCCCACTCATGAAAGCTATCGTCGCCTCTGATGTCGTCAAAGTCAGGATGTCTTTCTTTAAGAGCTGCTTCTGCTTCTCGCGCTGCAATCTCTGCTTCTCGTTGTTCAATAACAGAAAGCTTAGATCGCAAGGCTTCTACTTCTTGCTGGCTCCGCATATGAGCTACAGTTTCTACTGTGTCATACAAATCAGGGTATTCTTCTCTAAAACGATCTAGGTCTTCTTGAGACTTAGGA